ACCTGGTGGTGGCGCTACCCCTACCACCGATGCATCTTTCGGCTATGTCCCATTATTGCTTGAGACTGGCTCGGCGTCATCTCTGAATACGACGGTAACCGACTCAAGCGCCAGCCCTAATACGGTCACCCGAGTCAACAACCCAAGCACTGGGTGGGTCTCTCCGTACCAGACTGATGGGTATTGGGGGAATTATTTTAATGGTAGTACGGATTATTTGACTGTTGCAGACAATGCCGCTCTTGAGCCAGGAGCATCAAATTTTACAATTGAAGCATGGGTTTATTTAACACAAACATCAGGCAATCTGCAAACTATTTTTAGCAAGGGAGTGTCTTACGGTCCAATTTTACTTAGTGTAAACGGGACGTCTGTTGTTTATTACTTGTCAAGTACCGGCAGTTCTTGGAACGTTGCAAGTGGGGTAAGCGGCGGTTCTATTTCTATAAACTCTTGGAATCATATTGCCTTGGTTCGCAATGGAACGACGTTTACCCCTTATGTAAATGGAGTGGCTGGAACTACAACAACAAGTTCAGCAACATTAGTAAACAATGCTACTAATGTTCAGATTGGTGCAAACGTCAATGGATCACTAGAGTATTTATTTGGTTATATTAGCAACTGGAGATATGTTGTTGGCACGGCAGTCTACACCGCCAACTTTACGCCACCAACATCCCCGCTTACAGCAATAACCAATACGGTTCTCCTCACCTGCCAGTCCAATCGCTTCAAAGACAACGGCACGGCAAATAGCGGGTCTCCTTTCACAATCACAGTAAACGGCACCCCACAAGTAACCCCATACTTCTACCCTAGTGGATTCACCGCACCAGCCGCGAGTCCGGGTGCTGCGTTGTTTAGTGGGACGAGTCAGTATTTAAAGTCCACTACTGCTACTACTGCTTTTCAGTTTGGGACGAGCCCATTTACTATTGAATTCTGGACATATCAAACCTCTAGACCAGCGCGGCAGTATCTTTGCGGCGGAATATTTTCTGGCCCCGGATTCCAAATATTTATGGACTCCCCGGGGGTGCTTAGGTCCTCCGTCACGACCATTATAGATTTGCCCTCTGCTTCAATTGCAGTCCCGTTAAATGCTTGGACTCATGTTGCATTAGTTAGAACAAGCACATCCACAAACGGGGCGTCCTATTATGTTAACGGAGTACCCGCTGGAACAATTACAATTTCGCAAGACATTTCGGGAACAGCTTCATCCTTAAATGTTGGAACATCAGGCGACAGCGGTTCTGAACCAACTAACGGGTACATCGCAAATTTCCGTTCTGTCAAAGGAACCGCCGTCTACACAGGCGTATTCACCCCGCCAAGCGGACCACTGACCCAGAACGGTGGGACGTATCCAAGCCTCACCAACGTAGTCACAGGGTTTACCGCAGCCAACACATCCCTTCTGCTTGCTATGTCGGACAGCAACTACAACAGCGCGACGAACGGCGTACAGAACAACACCTTTATTGACACAGGCCCATACGCCTTCCCCATCACCCGCAACGGCACACCGACGCAGGGTTCAATCACTCCGTATTGGCCGAATGGGCAGTGGAGTAATTATTTTGCGGGAAGCCAATCAATCAGCGCACCGGCATCGTCTTCTTTTCAATTTGCTGGCGACTTTACTATTGAATGTTGGGTATTTAGAACGACAACAGGCGACCAAACAACATATATTCAAACTAACAGCACCACCTATTTTGCGTTGAATGTAAATGCTGGAACAGGGCTAAACATATATTTAAATTCAGCCACTGCAAGCATTGCAGCAACCGACCTTGTCCCGGCACTAAATGTTTGGAATCATGTAGCCCTAGTGCGTTCTGGATCTGGGTCTGGTAATGTAAAAGTTTATTTAAATGGGGTGGCCTCCGCTACAACCGCAACAAATACAGCAACGCTTGGATACAACTTGGTGGCCTATGTTGGTTCTATAGGTACTCAATCTAGCGGGTCCAATGTTGGTTATATTTCCAACGTAAGAGTTGTTGCCGCCGCTGTTTACACAAGCAACTTTACCCCGCCAACGACCCCTCTCGGTGCAATTTCTGGTGGACAAAACCCGCCAACAGGCACCCAGACAAAACTTTTAACTTGTCAGTCTAACCGTTTCCTTGACAACAGCCCCGTACCCTTCACAATCACCCCTAATGGCACCCCAACCGTCCAAGCGTTCCAGCCGTTCTCCCCAACGGCATCGTACACCACTGCGCTGTATGGTGGTAGCGGGTACTTTAATGGGACATCTGATTATTTGACCGCTCCTAGTGCTGCTGTATCTAGTATTGGTACCGGTAACTTTACTATTGAAGGTTGGTTTTACAGTCAGGATTTTACAACAAGGACAAACTATTTCCAGAGGCTTTGGAGTTTTGGAAATGGATTGGCTAATAATGTAGTCATCAATCTTGACAATAGCGGAAATTTGGTATACAGAAATAACGATACCGTATTGATAACATCGTCATCTGCTGCAACATTGTATAATTGGTATCACGTTGCTTTGGTAAGAAACGGCACTACTACAACAATGTATTTAAATGGGGCAAGTGTTGGTACAACATCAACGTCAAATAATTTAACCAGCCCAGGGGGATTTCCTATATACATTTGCAATGAATCAGGCAGCACTCGCGGCGGATATTTCATTGGATATGTTAGCAATTTTAGAGTTGCTACTGGAACGGCAGTCTACACCGGAGCATTCACCCCACCCACGCTCGCACCGTTAGCCACGACAGGACCGGCGAGCGCAGCAAGCTACTCAAGCACCACCAACGTCAACACGACCTTCCTAACACCGGCCAGTCTCCTGCTCAACATGGCCAACGCAGCGATTTACGACGCCGCCGCGCAGAACGATTTGATTACGGCGGGAAATGCACAGGTTAGTATCGCTCAGGCTCAGTTTCCTCCGAGCAGTATTCTTTTTGATGGGACGGGGGATTATTTAGAGCCAGTAACAACCCCGGCACTTACTTTGGGGACTAGCAATTTTACAATTGAAGGGTGGGTTTATTTTAATAGCGTTGCCAGCTTTCAAATTATGTACGATCAGCGCCCCCCTTTAACAAATGGCGCGTATCCATGTTTGTTTATGAATGGCGCAGTAATGACTTGGTTTGTTAATGGGGTGGCGCAAATTGCAAGTGGTTCTCTTTCTGCCGGAGTGTGGTATTACTTTGCAGTGACTCGATCTTCGTCAGTAACAAAAATGTTTATCAACGGCTCTCAAGTTGGCTCCAACTATTCAGACACAACCAACTATCTTGCAACCAGAACTATAATTGGAATTTCCAGTTACGACTTTTTACTTGGTATCAATGGGTACCTTGAAGACTTCCGGATTACTAAAGGCGTTGGCCGTACCATTACTCCGCCGCCGCCAACAGCACCATTCCCAACGAGGTAACCATGCAAATCGCTAACCAAGACCTCATCATCAAAGACCACACTGAGTGGTTCCCCAACACAAGTTTCGGTGAGCGTGGGCCGTCTGTGGATTGGATCAAGTCCGAGGGCTACTACATCATCTCGGCATGGAAACCTTACGACCACGCAACAGAGAAGCTGGTACCTGCCGCGCCTCACCTGCATGAAGATATGTGCTGCATCGTTGACGTAGAGCCCCTGACCCAAGAGGAGCTTGGCCAGCGCGTAGTGACACAGTGGCAGGTAGTTCGCAATCAACGCAATCAGATGCTCAAGGACACCGACTGGACGCAGGTTGCTGACTCACCGGTTGACAAGGCTGCATGGGCAACCTACCGCCAAGCACTGCGGGACATCACAACTCAGGCTGATCCCTTTAACATCGTCTGGCCGGTGGTGTAAACATGGCCCAGGCAACCTTCACCCCGATCCAGCTCTATTACAGTGCCAACACCGGAGCCACGCCGTCTACTACAAACCTGGCCGCGGGTGAGCTTGCCATTAACACCACGGACGGAAAGCTTTTCTATAAGGATAGCTCCGGCAACCTGCAGACGATAGCAACGAAGGCGGCCGCAACCAATCCTCTCCCGGTAAACACTGGCGGGACAGGCATCCAGACGCTCACACAGGGCGGTATTGCATACGGCGGGGCCACGACCTACCTCTTCACTGCGGT